CTAAATGTGTAAGTAATGTATGAATTAATATCCAACTAGCAACTGAAGATTTACCAACACCATGAGCAGATCGAACAGATATTTTTCTTTCTCCTTCAACAACAGCTTTCATTAGTTCGGATTGCCATTCATCTGGTTTAACATTTAAAACATTTTCACAAAATAAAGTTGGTTCATATTGATACTTTTCTATAAAGTTTACAAAAGGATTAGCTTGATTCATTTACCATTTTCCTAAAGGACATTTTTGTTGTTTAAATAATGTCTTAGCTTTTATAACACATCTGCAATAATTACAAATTGCTCCATAAGTTCCTTCTGATTTAGAATCACAATCGTTACAGATTTTAATTCTTTTCTTCTGTAATTTTCTGCTTATCATTATTTTTTCTTTTTAGATTTTTTCTTCTTCTTTTTCCAACCAGATTTCATATCAGCATAGGCTTTTTTAGATACTGTACTGTTCTTTTTTGATCTACTTTTACCAGCTTTTTTTCTTTTGTTAATATTTTCTACTAAACTCATTTCATCACCATTTTACCCTATTAGCCCAAAAGGCAGCCGACATTTTACCTTTCTTAATATTCTTTGCGTGTCTTGCCTTAAAAGACTTTGCTCTTTTTGTCATAGTTTTATCACCAGTTTTACCTTGTTGACCAAAACGAATAGTTTTTATTTTATCACCTTCTTTAGCCACAACAACATGAGATTTTGTTTTATGACCAGGTGTTCTTTTTGGTTTATTATAACCTGAAACTCCTGCTCTAGTTAATCTTGAATCTTTTGTCATTAGTTTAACTGATCTTTTCTATATTCAATTCTATAAATGTTATCACCAAAAGCTCCAATAATACCTATACAAGCTTTAGCTGAATCAATAAACTCGGATGCTCCATGACAATCTCTAGCAGAATCGCAATTACAAAGCTTTGATTCATATTCAAAACATATAACCTGGGCACAAGAATTTACCATTATATCAAGATAATCTTCCTCAGTTATTGCTGTTAAGTTTTTATCTTCATCTTTGTTAGACATAGTGCTTATATTATACAGCATTATTTCTAATCCATAAGCTATTAATTATTTCTTTTGATAGTCTCAGTAATTGTTGATCTGATAAATTTATTTTTTGTTCTTCTCTTTCATTATTACTTAATAGTAAATATTCAGAATTAACACTAACATAATCATACTTAATTTTTTTCGTCATCTTCTACTCCAAATATTTGATTAACTAAATCTTCACCCATTTGTTCCCATTGTTTATCTGTAAATCCTTTATTTTCATCTCTAACTTTTTGTGAAAATGTAAATGTTACAACTTCTTCAAATTCTTCATCTTCAATATCATCTGCATCTATATTATAAGTAATATCTTTTTCTTTCGATTTCGACATCTTCAATAACTCCTTTTAATTTTTCTGATTCTTTAATAACTTTTTCTAAAACTATTGGTGCTGATAGTTTTCCAAAATGACCATTAGGGCTTTCTAACTCGCTGACTCTATCAATGAATTTTTTATATATATCATTTTGTTTTTTTAATATTTTGTTTTGAATTTCTAATTCTAAAGTTTTTTCTTCTTGTTTTTTTAATTTAGAAGTTAGTCTCAATTTAGTAGTCATTATATTTTACCTTTTAAAAAACCTTCTAAAAAATCTTTTTCATCTGAATCAGATTGAACAACAAAACTATCTGTTCTTTGCGATCTAAAAGTTTCATATTTTTTTTCTTTCTTTTTTGATTGCTGTTCTGATCTTTGAATTAGTTTTCTTTTTTTTGGTTTTTCAATTACTTTTTCTAGTGTTGTAAATCTATTACCACAATCTAAACATTCTCTTCTTCGTCTTGTAGAGTCGGAAGATTTTCTACTTTCTATTACTTTACTTTTTTCAGAACTACAAATTAAACAAATCATAATTATCTCTTATTTAAAACGGAATAGGGTCATCAAAAGGAATATCTTTTTCAAATTTAGTTACTTTAGCTTTTGCAAAAATCTTTTTACATTCATTAACTTCATGTAGTGTCTCTAAAATTTCAGCTAATTCATCTAGTGTGTATAATATACATCTTGGATATTTTGTTAAAACTATATCACCTTCAGCAACATTTTTTACAATATAAAATTCTTTATTGTTTTTAGATTTTGCTAACCAAAATTCACCTTTTGGTGGTTCATGACCTGATAATCTAGCTTCTTTATCTAAAGCTAAATAACCTTTTATTATATTACTACAAGCTTTTTTAAATAATAAAGAATTACCTTTTGTTACTAAAGCTGTATTTAGTTTTACTTTTGCTTTAGAAAATTTCTTTTTTGTCTCTTCAGAAACAAGTTTTTCTAAAACACCAGGGCCCCAAACATTTTCCATTTCAATAGCTGTCTGATCTACTTCAGATAAATAAATATTTTTTAGTTCTTCTTCTTTATCTTTTAACATAACCAAACCTTTTCATTCCAAATTCCTATAATATTTTTATTCTGTAAACCTAATAAACTTCTCTTTAATATCTGATTCTTTTGACTTGTATTCTTATCAGTTAATTTTGGTAAAACTAAAAACTCAACACTACTTATTGTAATAAACTTATTCTCTCCTGCATCAGCATTAATCCAACCTTCTTTTGAAATTTCTGAACTCATTGCATCAACAATAGTATCATAAATTAACTTCTGATTAGCACCTAATTTTGGAACATAAGGCGTATGTACTGTTTCTTGATCCATAACTCTTTGTAATGTAACGGAACTTTGACCAATCAATGCTCTTGATTCGACCTCAAGAACAATATCTTCTAAAGACTCGGCATCTTTTTGTTTTTGTACTTCTAAATGAACATTTGGTTTTGAGTATTTACAATAAATAGAAGTATCAACTCCGCCTAATAAAGCACTTGAACCTCTTAGACCAGCAGTCTCACTTTTTCCTGAGTGATGAACTAATAGAACTGCACAATTAATATTCTCTCTAATAAAATCACATGAGCTTATAAAATGTCCCATATCACTTGCAGAGTTTTCATCTGAGCCTGAATTAGATAAAGCTCTTGCAACTGTATCAATTACAACTAACTTAAAATCTTTTCCAACTTTATTAATTGTTTGAATTAATTTATTTAATTCATCTTGATCTAAAAAATTTACAGTCTGTGCAAGTAAATGAAAATTTGGTTGAGCTTCAGGTTTATTTTTAACTAACCATGCTTTAATTCTTTTCTTTAAACCTCCAACACCTTCACTTGCCACATACATTGTTTTACCTGAGTTACTATTAAATTTTTGCCAGTCTTGATCTGAAGATATTGATAGACACATATCTAATGCACAAAAAGTTTTATATGATGCCGGTTGACCATATATAACGGCTAAACCATTTTCTGGTATTAAGTTCTCAATTAAGAAAGTTTGATTTTTTAATGTTAGAATATCACTTATATTCATAGTTGGAAAAACATCTATATTAGATTCTTCGTAAGGTTTAGCTGATAATATAAGCTCTTCTATATCACCACCATTATCAAGAAAATCAGATATATCTCCTTTTTCTGCTACTTTTTCATCTAATTTCAAAATATGAACGCTCAGGGAAGCTCGTAGGAGCGATTTTGCGACCTTGTCTATATGTAAGTACCCAGCAGAATCGTTGTCTGGGATTAAAATAACTCTTCTATTTTCAAACCATTTGTTTAAAGATTCATTCCAGTTCTTACTTCCTCCGCTATTAGTTGTAGCTAATAGACCAATAGACATTAATCTATCTGCATCTTTCTCACCCTCAACAATAAATATTGTACTCGAATCTTTTTCTAAAATTTGTGGTAAGTTATAAGGTAATGGATCAATACCATTTAAACCCCAATGCCATTTATTATCTTTAAAATGTCTTTGTCTAAAATCTTTTGGTTCATATCTTATGACTTGATACTTTATTTCATTTAATTCATTTTTATAATTATATTCAGATACAATTTTTTTTGGTTGATCTTGTTTTTTATTTATAAAATTTTTCTTATCTTCTAATTTTTCTCCAATATCAAACTCTTCCAGAAGATATTTTGAAAGATTAATACCATTTAGATTTTTAGTTTTAGATATTAAATCAATTAAACCACCTCCTTCGTTTTCTTCAAAATCAAAGTAAGTAGCATTTTTAATATCAATAGCTTTACTAAGTTTATTTCCAAATCTCCATTCATCATCATTTTTTATTTTAGGTTCACCCCAAACTTCTTGAGATATAATCTTAATTGCTTCTACATATTTTTTATTCATAATATTAAATCCAATCAAATATAGTTTTATTAAATTGCTTCTTATTGGAAAAGTCCCAAACCCACCAAGCATAAGCAGTTGTGCCACTTCTACCTTTTGGAATTACTTCGCCATTTCTCCACAATGTTTGTCTTTCTGAAAAAACATATATGTAAGTAGGTCTATTATTTATAAAGAAATTTCTTCTTTTTTTACTTTCAGCAAAAGCCAATCTTAAAAACATTGCGACTTTGCCTTGATTAGGTTTTACTAAATTTATTGAATGTTCGACAAACTCAAAAGCTTTATTAAAAGGTGGATTAGTAACTATATTAGTTGGTATATTTCTTGCACTAATACAGTTTAAAAAATCAATTTGAGCAGTTAATTTATCATAACCATGATCTACAATATCAGTAGATAAAACTGTGTAATTGTTATCAAGTAATACTTCAGATACATCTCCTTTACCACAAGCAGGTTCCCAAATATTACCTTTAAAATCAACTCTCTTTAATAATTCTGTAACACATTTTTTAGGTGTAGGATAAAGATCATATTTAGCTCGTTGTCCTGTCTTTAAAATTGTTTTAGATTTGGATTGAGATTTCAGCATTTAAATTCCTTCTGCACATAACTATCTTATCATCTCCATCAAACACATAATTACTGAGAGATATATATAGAATCATAAGAACATTAATTAATATTTCAGACTTATCATTTTTTTGCATACAAGGGTTTTTGTAGTGAAGGGTAGCAGGGGAAAATAATAATAAAATCTACCCTTCACAATTAACAAGCACCCAGTAGTATGCTTACTAATTAAAAATCTTCTTCGAAATCATCATCAGCATCTTTTATATCTTCAATGCTTGGACTTAATGAATTAATTTCTTTCTCGATCTCCTTATTAACTGGTTTCTCTTGTACTTCTTCAGTTAATTTATTGTTATTATTAGTTGTCAACATAGCCTCAGGTCTTTCAACCCAATCAATAATAGACCAATCAGGCAGATATACAGTTGCTTTTCCCCATTTTGTGGGGCCCACAACACCTTTAACTTGTATTACTGGCAATTTCTCCTTCTCATTAGCACTAATATAACTGTCATGAAGCTTATCAAAACTTTGAATAATACTTCCTGCACTAGAACCAAATTTTACTGTATTCAGATTCTTATTGTAAATATTGACATTAAAGTATTCTTTGTGATCGGGAGTAGGTCTTTCAGGAAGTTGATTCGAAACACCATGAGGCACTACAACAACACTTGGAGGGCTTTGAGTCCAATCTGCCCAACCTACTTTTAACTCATTGAAATCAATGATTATTTTAAATTCATTTTTATAATCATCTGCAACTGCAACTTCATTTTCTCTGTCATAATGATGATGAGTAAACTTACCTTCTTTAGCATTGAAATTTAATCTATCATAAATCTCTCTTGGTGCATTATCATTATCTTCTTTTATTAGTCCCATAGCCATTATAAATCTCCTTCTATTTCGATTGACTTGTTAAATAATATTATTTCTTCCGGTGGAAGAGTTTCTTTGTAAGCCCAATTAGGTATATTTAAAGACACGACTTCATTGGGGTAGTCAGGGTATTCGCCTAGTTCTTCAGCTTCTTTGTATCTATCTAAAGCTATATTCATACAAGCAACTCCTTCTTCTAAAAAAGGCTCAGGAATTTCATACAAACAACAGGCAAATGGAGGTTCTTTTTCAACAAAAAGAAAAACAAATCTTGATACTTCTCTCTTAGTAGCTAACGACCAGACATGACGATAAAAAGCTTCTTGTATATGATAACCATATCTAGCTATTGATTTTACTACACTATCTTCATCAGCTAATTGAGTTGTTTTTAGATCAACAAGCATATCTGCTTTAGACCCAAGTACAGCTCTATCAGGTCTTGTCTTTAACTTTAAATTAGTTCTAGGGTCTTTAGCAAAAGCAGACATCTCAGATTGTCCATTATCACTAACTAATAGTTTATTAATTTCACTTTTTCTATGAACACTATCTCTTATTCTTAAACATTTATCATATTCAATATCAGTAACTATTACTTGATTGCTAAGTTTATTTTTCTTTAAATCTTTATATTCTTTAGTCATGCGATTTTTACCACATTTAATAACTTCAGAATCAAACTTCTCAGGTTCTAATACTGCTACATGAACAGCAGTACCAACATCAAAATGAACTTTGTTTGTGAACTCTTGAAATTTGTAGTGTGCTACACTCTTACTATATATAGTCTTTACACCTGTTGAACCTAAAGCTTCAGATATAGAATGATATTCGTCATGACTTAAATGTGGTTCAATAGAGTTGTATTTTATTTGTTTCATAATTTCTCCTTCCAAAGATTGATTCAAAAATATTCTGATTCGTAAATTAGTCAAATTCATTTTCTGAATCAAACTAGAACTATTGTGTAAGCTTAAAAAAAAAGATGTTGACAATAAGGAATCAATTTCCTAAAATGATTACATTATGAATAATAATGTTATGAAAAATCCAGTTGAAACTGGTCAGATTAACTCTAGCGATATGCAGACAAAATCTGTTGGTAATAAATCTAACAACTCATGGTTTAATGTTAATCATATTGGTTTGAAAAAAAATCAGTCTGATAAAAATAAAATCTTTATCATTAAAGAATTAGTCTCTAATGCTTTTGATGAGAACATTAATAAATGTGAAGTTCAACTTACATGGTCATCTGAAGGAACAAAGATTAAAGTTCAAGATGATAGCCCTGAGGGTTTTAAAAAATTAGCTGATGCTTATACATTATTTAATGAAAGCTACAAAGCTAACGATACTTCAAAGAGAGGTAGATTTTCTTATGGAACTAAATCTTCTTTAGCTATGTTTAAAGAAGCTAAGATAGTTAGTACAAAAGGAACTATACTTTTTAAATCTAATGGCACTAGAACTAAGACTGGAACTAAAACTGAAAAAGGTTCTATCTTTGAGGGTTTGATTAAACTTAAAAAAGTTGAGTTCGAAGAGTTGCTTGATTTATCAAGAACTATCATTCCACCAAAAAATGTTGAGTTTGTAATTAATGATAACTTGATTAAAAGATCAAACACACACTCAGTATTTACAGAAACTTTACCGACTGTAACGATTGATGAAGAAGGTAACTTTACTCCAAGTTCAAGAGTTACTGAAATTGAATTGTTTAAATCTTTAGATACAAACTATATTTGTGAACTTGGAATACCAGTTGTTGAAACTGATATTCCTTTTACAATAAATGTTAATCAGAAAGTTCCTCTTTCTAAAGATAGAGACAATGTTAAACCAGCTTATCTTAAAAAGTTAAAAGCATTTGTTTTAAATCATACTCATAATGATTTATCAGAAGAGGAATTACAGACAACTTTTGCTCAAGAAGCCTTAGAGCAAAAAGAATCTTCTGCTGAAGCAATTAAATCTGTCATTGACGCTAAGTTTGGTGAAGATGCAGTTGTATATGATATGTCTGATATTGAAGCAAACAAGAAAGCATTTGCTGATGAGAGACAAGTTATCTCAGGCAGCCAACTTTCTAAAGAAGCATGGTCTAGAGTCAGAGAAGCAAGAGAACAATATTCAGACTTTGCTTTACCATCAGGACAAATTAGTAAGTATGCAAAACCTGAATTTACTGGTGGAGCAGAAGAGGTTGATGTTGATGATAAGATGCAAGAGGTAGTTGACTATGCAAAGTTCTTACATCAACAATTAGGCTTTGGAAGTTTATCAGTTACAGTACATGACGGCTCAGGGGCCCTTGCAAGTTATGGTCGTGGGAACTTGCAGTTGTTCTTTAATGTTCTTGGTCGTCAATGGTTTGATTTAGATACAAACAAACAAGAGATACTTGAACTGTTGATACATGAGTTTGGTCATTACTATTCTTCCGATCATTTAAGTAGAAGTTACTATGACGGTTTATGCAGAATTGGTGCAAAGCTAACAATTCTTAAAGTTTAACTAAAGGAGATAATGAGGGGTTAATAACCCCTCGTTACTTATTAACATCTTATCAACAACAAATTTCAATCACAATATAGACACAATCTCGAATCAAGTTATTATCAACTCGATTGATGAAGGAGTTTATATTATGAATTATCAAAAAAAGGATCAAATTGTTGATCTACAACTTTACTTAGCACTATCAGAAATGTATAGACAAGACTTAGAAGCTTTAGAAGATTTAGCTACAATGGATCCAAAGACTGTTGATATTGAAAAACAACTTGAAAAATTAAAATGGTCTACTAAAATTTTTAGAGAAAAAATGGACACTTATAGTTGGGCATTAAATAATGATAAATATTCTTAAAGTTTTTATAGAAGCAGTAATTAGTTTTTTACTGCTTCTTATTTTTGATATTGATTAATTCTATCTACCAAAATTTCTCATATAATCTTCAACTCTTTTCTTTCTTTGTAACTTTGCTTCACTAGACATTTCATTATAACTTGGAAAAACTATATCACTTTCAGTAGTTGTAAATTGATTTAAATTTCCAATAGATTGTTTTACAGAATTATTAATAGTATCTTGTCCTGCTAATTTATCTAAATTTATTGGAGGTCTATTTTTTAAAGATTGTTGAATTTGAGAATTTGTATTTTGAAATTTTAAATTATCTAAATCAGTTATCATCTTCTGCATTGCATTTCTTTTGTCATCTCCTTCAACCATTTCTTGATACATCTTATCTCCTGTTTCTCTAAAATTTACAGGATTTAATCTTTCTTTATATTCATTAAACTTATCTCCAAAATTATTCATTGCTGAATTAAAATTAGCTGGCATATTTTTTGGATTTAATTTACTCAACATTGAATTTGCTTCTAGAGTCATTGCATCAAAATTTTTACCAGAAGTAATATCAGTAAATTGTTTTTTTGGTGAAGCCATTTTTTCAGCCATCTTTTTTTCTAGTGTTGCTTTTAAAAGCTCACCAGACCCAGCCATTGCACCCATTGCCTTTGACATAGTTTACTCCTTACTTGTAGATTCAATAACAATTTTAAGATCGGTGTCTGCTGGAGTTTGTGTAGATACATTTACACTTCCAGGTTTAGCACAACCAATCATTACTAACATTGGTAATAAAATTATTAATTTTTTCATATTACTCTCCATCATCATACATTTCTGAAAACCATTCTGGTATTTCTCTTACATTAACTTGAGTTGTTCTTCCACCAGCTAAGAACTGTTTTTTATATTGTTTATAAGCTTCTAGCTTTGAAAGAGCTTTAGTCTCAATTCCTTTTACTAGCTCTAATATATATCTAGTCTTTTCTGGCTTTAACATAACTTCAATAACTAGATCATTTAAT